GGATAAAAAATTTCATGGATATGGTATTAAAAATATTCGTGACATAGCGTCTAAATACAACGGCAAAACTGAATTTACTGAGGAGAACGGGCAATTTGTCGCTCGTGTATGGTTGATGGCGTAATTTTATTTTAAGGGTATGATTTCAAATCGCACCCTTGTACTAAAGGGTAACATTTCAAATGTGACCCTTACTTCTATTGCATATCCGACAGAAAGTTACTGACACCAAATCTGGATTGAGTGAAGAAAATAAGACTTCTAAAATTTAAGGAGTCCTAATAAAACAAAAAAGCCTATCGGGATTTCTCCTGATAGGCTTAAGTTTTGAAATGTGACTTTTAAAGACATGAAAAAAAGCGGCAAGGAGAGATCCTGCCGCTTGAATTATCATATAAAGCATGATAAAAATTTTCCTATATCACAAAATTTGATTGTTTGTATCTCATATTCATTCAATGCATTTTCATCCGTTTTATTTATTTGATTTTCATCATTCAATATTACGATTAACTCACTTTTATCAGTTCTCTTTTCCTTTGTATCAATCCAATTGAATATTGTGGAATCTCTAATTGTTTTATTTAACTTATTAATAGTCCTGCAAAATCTTTCATTAGAATTATTTTTGCTCCTTTGGAAATGAAAATCATAACTATATATATTGCCTGTTTTACCCACAATAGAAAAATCTCGAGTATAAAATATATCATTTTTATCAAAATATTCAATTACATCTTCAAGAAATAGATTTTTTACATTTTCTTTTCTTAATTCAAACATATTATCAACCGAAAGCATGGCTTGAACCATCAAATGTTTCTTTAAAGGAAAATTATTTAATTCAGCTTTAGTGGTTATTTCTTCTCCTTTTAATTGTAAACCATAATTATTTACAATTCGCTCAAGTATTTTAAATTTATTAGAATTTTTTCTTAATGACAATCCACAAGACAATAAATTACCTATAATATAACCATCATCTGTCATATAAATCGTTCCATCTTTTAATTGCTTAACATAAATCTGGAGAAAATCATCAAAGCGATCAAGATATGGGGTAGTAATTTCATAATATTCATTTACTTTTTCAAATGTAATGCGTTCTTTAATCCAATTTGCATAAGAATCAATCATTTTTTGAATATCCATATATTTTACCTCCTCATATTATTTTTTTTCAAATTAAATCATTTTAATCCATTTTGACAATATATTTCTGGTAGTTCTACAACATTAAATTTCTTAAAAAATTCAAAACATAACTCATATAAATTTTTATTGTTTACGTCAAATGGAATTGCTTCATTACCGTATTCTTCTGAATAAATATGTAAATGTGGTCCGATAATATATTGTCCTGTTTTTTTATCAAAATGTTTGGCAGTTGGGTTTATGTCTAATCTCATTAAGACAGTCCCATTAATTAATCTTCCTTGATATGTACAACTATCGTTGCGAATCCCTTTTCGTTGTATGTTTACAACGAATTCTTTTTCATCATCTGACAATACGTTAAACTCTAATCTTCCTTTTTCATGTGGAAAATAAAAAATCTTTTCTTCTATTTTTCTTTTAAGTGCGTTTATTAGTTCATTTGCTTCTTCTTGAGATAATTTATTCATTTTTTCACGTCCTATTATTATAGAAGATTAATGGAATTTATACAAACATTTTCCCTTATTATATATTATAAAACTTTTTCCAAAAAATAAACATTGGTATAATGCACAAATATTTTTCAACAATTAATAACATACAAACAAAAAGCCCGTCAGGAAAATCCCGACGGGCTTAACTTTGTATTTCTGCATAATTATCATAGCAAATTAATTATACCACACTTTTTTTGAATTATCAATATACATCAATAATTTGTTATGATAAGTTCCTTATATGTACCGCTAGAAAGATTATTCTGTCTTTCAACAGCCGTAATATTGTAGTCCTTGTACAATTCACGTATATATTCATCATCATTGTAAGAGAGAATAAAACGTCCTTTAATATTGCTTAAAGAGTTCTTTAAGCGTTCGTGATCACTATCGGAAAATGGCACATCATAGTATTTTTGGGCGGTGCGATACGGCGGATCGCAATAAAAAAGTGCATTCGGACGGTCATAAACCTTTATCAATTTTTCAAAATCCTTATTTTCAATAACAACTCCTGCACCAGATTTAAGACGTTCTTCAATTTCAGTTAAATATTCCGGCGATATGTTTTTATTGTCACAACCATACGCTCTGCATTGTGCTCCATAACTCAGCTTAATTTGAACATAAAACATTGCTGCTCTTTGGATATCGGTCATACCCCTGACATTTATCTGTGCCTTTATATCTTCAAAAATCTCTCTTGAATTAAAATAGCCTGAAATTTCACGTTGTAATTCTCCGCAATGAAAACGAGCGCACCTGAATAAATTTACTAACTGACCGTTAATATCGTTATATACCTCAAATGAGGCATGCTTGTCTTTGGCAAAAAGTACAGAACCGCCGCCTCCGAACACTTCAATGTACCTGTCAAAATTATCCGGAAACATTGATACAATTTTCTTTGCGAGAAGACTCTTGCCGCCAACCCATGGGATAAAGCTTTTCATATAAATACCTCCAAAAACTATTTCACTTTATTTTCAATTTCAGTATGCAGACGTTTAATAAAGTTTTCTCCTGCAATACCGTTTTTTTGGTAACCCCACTTATCAAGAAGATAGTTTACAGCATTCAGTGTACCAGTACCGAAAGACTTATTTTTGTCCATACCGTATTTGTTAATACCTAGTGTTTTGGCTGTCAACAGTAGTTCTTTAAGCGATAACACGCCAATAGTTGAATCGCCTTTTTTGTAGCCGGATTTGTCCAGTATAGGCTTTGCAGGACTTGCTGCTGTAGAAATACCCAACGTCTTTAAAATACCTTTAGCGTATGCTTCGGCAAGCTTTTTGTAATTTGCCTTGATGAAATCAGCGTCCTTTTTACTGTCGACAAAGCCGCCCTCTAAAAGTACCGCTGGGGCTGCCGTTTCTCTGATAATCGCAAAATAGTCCGTACCGCCATTGCCAAGCTTAGTCTTAACACCACGGCTTGACATGATTTTCTTGACCTCGGTATTAATATTGTTTGCTAACGTCTTTGACGTACCTCCCACACGGCTGTAATATACCTCAAAGCCCTGTCCGCCGCCTGCATTGAAATGAATATCCACCACCAAATCAGGAGCATATTTATTACACATTGCGACTTTGCTGTCCATATCCGTATCAATATCCTGAGTACGTGACAGCTTGAAATCAACTCCGTATTTGCTTAAAATTTCAGACAGCGCAAAGGCTGTTTTCAGTGTATACTCTTTTTCGACTATGTACTTAACCGCTCCGCTGTCTGTTCCACCGTGCCCTACTCCTATAAATACTTTTTTACTCATTATTATTTACCTCATTTCTTAAATTTAGATATAAAAAATGCACCCTGTAAAATCAGAGTGCATATTGACATATTATGCCGATTATAGTATAATAATGTTTATGGGCATACCTGAAACGGTAGGCTTGCCATCTTTAGGGCAAGTCTGCCGAACGCTTTTCCTATTGCGTTCGGTAGGCGGTCAATCCTGCTCCCGGAAGGGAGTGATTTACTATGAATAATTTTGTTACATGGAGTGAATTACTCCAGTTTGCATCTGTCTTTATAGCATTTGCAACATTTATGTACGCAATTTTTCATAAAAGGAAATAACCGCCATACTCTCACATAGGCGGTTATTTATATAACTTCTTAATGATTGGGAGCGACCGTCTATCGGTATGCCCCTTTTTTATTATTATACATCAATTGTGGAAATATGTCAACTGTTTTCTATTAAGATTATAGTTCTATATCTTCGACTTTTGCTCTTTCCTCTAACACGATTATATAATTTTCCATATAAACAAGCTGCGTAAAAAGTAATTCATATGTACAATTAGGTTTAAATGGGAGCGTATTATTTTTATATTTTTTAAGCATAGTTTTTAACCCATTTGCTCTAATTTTCAGCTGATAATATTCTGCCCTAAATCTGTCTTTAAAATCATTACTTTTCATCAACAATGCAGTGTCATACAGCGGATTTTCACCGATTTCGCTATATGCCTCTTCAAATGCTTGTTTAGGTGACCATGAAATATAATCATTAGAATATTTTACAATGTATCCCTCGTCTTCTGGATTTTCATCAGCTGGTATAGTCCAGCCACGATATTTATTGTAATCTCCTCTTGTCATAGGTTCTGCTTCTATTCTTTTCGTTCCAATATAATTTTTCATAATTAATTACCCTCCTTCAAATTCATAACCGCTGCAAGCCCTGCCGAGATAGCTGAAACAGCCAATCCCAAAACAGCGGACTTTACAGTCAGATCAGTTGCGGCGATATTTACCGCTATGTAGCCGACTGCTGTCTGTAAAAATGTTCTCAATGCTCTTTTCACATACGGTTTCTTTAAAAAATTACTCATGTTCATTCTTCCTTTCCAAATCGTCAATTCTATGATTTGCAACTTTTATTTGTTCTTCAACAACCGGCATTCTTCTGGCAAAATTATTATGCTCGGCAACTTTGTTTTCCAACTGTAAAAGCCGATAATTTGTCATTTTTGACGATACCAATACGCCTCCAAGAGAACCGCAGAGAGTACCGATCAATGCAATCAAGGCTACTATTATTTCCGTCATAAGTTACACCTCCTAAATAACATACAATTTTAATCTCAACGTACCTGCTGTACCTGTAGAGTTGCTTTGCGTTAATGTGAATGCTCCTGCACTTGTACAGGTGACCGTATAAGTGTAAATCCTTGTACCCGTATAAACTTGCTTTGTAAATACCGCTCCTGCCGCAATAGCAGAAATCGGAATCACATCACAAAAGTTTACCGTCTCTTGCTGAGTCCAGCTTGCAGCCATATACAGCAGTGAATATTTTGCTATCTCAGCATTGGTTACCGTCAGACTGTTTTCATCTGTTGAGCTTTCAGCAAGAAGTGTTCCAGACTGAGACTGCTTAAAATATTTTGCACTGACAGTACCGTCTTTATCTATTTCAGCCATTTCAGAATTATTGCTGTTTCGTATGTGCAGCTTGGAATCTGAATCAAACCCCATCACACCGACTCGATTTCCGTTAATTAAATAATCGATTACTGACAATGCCGCCGAGCTTGACGTTGGTCCTCTGTTTACCTTCAAGCTTTCTCCGTAATTTGAATTGCTTATCGTTCCTCCGGTCAACGGCAAATATGCTGCGGCAGGATCTTCAAACCCCAAAGCCAGAATATCCGCTTTTTCTGCTTTGACCGCTCCTGATACATGACCGTTATAAACTCGTATTTTATAAACCCCGGAGCTAAGAGTGGGAAATTCAGGGTGTACATAATTATTTGCATTTTCTTCCACACCTGCAAGCTTGTCTTTTTCTTCGTCAGTATAATCATTACTGGATAAGCCTTTTCCGGTTTCTTTCATTACTCTGGCTTGCAAGGCTTCATTAGTGGACGCTGAAATAGCATCCGCTCTGAAATTGGTATACGCCTTTGCCTGTTCCAGAATATCTTCACCGGCAGGCGTTTTCCCGTCCAGATACTCAAAGTTATCATTTATTGCATCAACACACTTTCCCACATTTGTACTGCCCTGTATTTTTATTAATCCGTCTGCCATTATTCCACCTCCGTATGAATAATATTATTTCCTGCCAGTTCGTCCCATGTAGCATTCAACTGCTCCATTGTATAGCCTGCATCTCCTAGACCGTACCATGTGTTATTGGCTGTAATTTCATTCTTTATCAATTCTGTACGTACTGAATCATAACCGCCGTTAATTCGTCCTTTACTGGTTATTGTTTTTCGTAATGAACCTAATTCTATGCTTACAACTTCACCTGTGATTCCGTCAACGGTTTTCTTAACTATCTGCTGAATGGTATTTATACCCAATTCTTCATTATAGATAGTTCCTATATCGCCCAGTTCACAACGCTGTAAATTAATAAATCCTTTATACAAATCGAAATCAACTAAATTCGCAAATGTGACACGATAATTGACAACAGGCGAACATTCTAACAGCATATAGTCCTGTACCTTCTTATTGAAAAGAGATTTGACGTCATCAATAGTAAACTTGTTTCCCAGTTCCTGTCTTACTTGCGTTTCCGTGAGAGAAATTTGATACGATTTCATAGGTGCAACAGGCAGCGGCGGTAAATTAAAACGATGAAAACTAACGATACCGTTATATTGTGCCGTGACTTCTTCTCCGTTTTTCAGCGGATCGTATGTATATTTTCCTACCCAATATAAATCACCGCAGTAATCGGACAGGTCAACATCTTCTTCAATTTCGGTCATGTCAACACCGTAACTTATATTAAACGCATTCGACATACCACGCTGTTTGTTGATTGTAACATTGAAATTGTCCCTGATGATTTCACCGCCCCAGACATTGATAAAACAATTATCAGCACCTAATAACGCCTTAGTGGGGGACATATCCTCATAATATGCAGAATGCATAAACGGCATATTTTCGTATGATGTATCGCCTTTGAGGTCGCTATAAAATTTAAAACGGTCAGTCGGCTTGCCAGTTGTAAATGAACCACGTTTATCGTATGTATGGGACATTATCCAGTTCAGCGCATCTGGACCGTTCAAAATACCCGATTGGGTAGAACGAATAAAATAGAAATTCAGGTCATAGAAAATATGCATTGCATCAACAGTACGCTGCTTTGTTCCGTCTGAGGACATTGACGTACTTTTTCTGTAAATACGGAATAATTGTCCCTGCACTTTGATAATGTTGTATTCAATAAGAAATTTCCAGTTTCCTAAATCGTCAAACGGATGGGTAAGAGTCAGTGAATATTCACCGTTTAGCACCTCTGTGATTTTACATTCGGTAGGACATAAAATCCTTATACCGTTATGGCTAAAATCAGTTTCATCAGATTTGTAAACGGAAATGTATTCATACTGTTTCATCACAGCCACCTCGTATTGGGAGTAACGTCAAAAACAAGAAGCTTCTGCTCCGTATGCTTATACTGTCTTACGGTGCCGTCCGGCATTGTATGCTCCCATGTGTATTCCGGAATTAATCTAAATTTGACAGTATTTTCTCCCGGTTCTAACATGGGGAATTTGCCGCTTGTCATTTCACAGCAGACTTTTCTTACGCCGTTTTCCAGTCTGTAAGCCAGTCTGAGAGAAGTGTTAATAAACATTGTGGCTTCGGGACTGAGATAATGATATATAGGCGTTCCGTTTCCTGACGGTGTGTAAGTATCGGTATATTCGCCGTTTGCAGTTCCGCTGTCAATTATCAGCGGTGCTCCGCCGTTTACGGCCATTTCAATACGCCCTGCCCAACGAAAAAAATACAATGGCTCGCAGGAATACGAGCCGCCCGCCGTTACCTTTATCGTCTTTTCCGGTTGGCTGTCTTTTATATCCGTGAATATGTGGGATATAACAGGATTATCTACGTCATACCTGAACGGTTCAACAGTGAAGATTATAGGTATTTTTCCGAACCTCACCGATAACCTTTCGGGAGATATAGCTGAATGAACAAAGGCGTTATAATACTTTGACGTATCATTGCTTAAAATCAACATGCCGCTGCCGTTCAACCATTTGTTGATATCATTGATTTTTGAATGGTCGGTGATACCTAAAACAAACGACAATTGAACATTTTTAAATTCGTCCCTGGCTTTATTCAGTGGGTACAATCGCCCCGGTATTTCAACTGTCTGCAATATTCTTTCAGCCTTTGGAGGAATGGGGACACTTTCCAGTATACCGAATTCCCGACTGTCCGTGCCGTTAAAAATAAAGTATCCCATTTTTTTCACACTCCTAACGCCATTTCAGCTTGTCTTACTTTCAATGCCAATTTATATGCAGTATCTTCAATATCATCATCATTATGTATTTCTACTTTATCTATGATTACCGTTATACCGCTGTTTGATTTTTCGGAAGATGTATTGTGATTTTTGGTGTTTAAAAATGATGAAATATCGGCATTGACCATAGTATCAAAGCTTGTAGGCAAAGCATTCTGCATATCTTTAGTGACTTTGTCCATTTCATCAACAAAACCTACACCGACACCTTGAGCAAGGAATATACCGACTTTATCTCTGAACAGTTTTGACGGTGAATGAATGCCAAGAGCATTCTTGATACTGCTTAACAAACTGCTTGCCATTTCTTTTATTTTATCCCATATTATATTTACACCATCAATTAAACCGTCTGCCAATCCTCATACAATGTCAATACCGACCTGCAGCCAGTCTTGTTCCATCAGTGCATGGTCAATAGACTGTAATCCCTTTTTATATGCAGATTCTCCTCCTAATTCTAACGTTGTTTTAATGGTTCTTGCCATTGCTTGTTTCACCTACCTTGTAAAGCCACATC